CTTCTCCCAAACCAAGGTTTTCGAGAGCCGTTTTCACCGTGCCATCCGATTTGATATCGCCAAACGGATTCTTGCGGCTCAGGTATTCAACAGCAAACCCCGATCCCAGCAATTCAACAAAACCGGGCAGATCACCATTATCAAGCACATCCCGTTGCGTTTTATCACTTACAAACTGGGCCAGAGCTGCAGCAATAAAGCTGGCCTGCCGAATAACCTTATTGACTTGCGCACTGGATGCTTTCCCTGCTGTAAATCCGGATATAAGCGCAGGCAACGCTTCCCATTCCTCCTGCGACATAACATTGGCATTTCGATCAGTTGCAAACGCTTTAAAGTCATTTTTCGCCATCAGAGTAATACTCCCCATGCCCCTACATCAAAACCACTGATGAATTCGTTATCCATATCAAAACCAAAAAATTTAGAGCCTTCCGATGGAGTTTCCACCGAAGGTGTTTCAATGCCCCCCGCCCATACCCCGGCGGCTTTTACTGTTAGATACCCCTGTTTAATTGCCGCAATTAACTCACGCGATACATCTGAAATATCAGTATCAGGAAAGACCCAGACCGATATCGTCATGTCCTGGTTATCGACTATCTGCATTCGCAGCCCGGATCCTGCTGTTGCAGCGTCAAGAATTGCTGGAAGCGAATCATTCCGTCCGTCCCAGTTATTAATCGCAATCTTCGCTTTAAGGATGACACGATAAGTTTCATCGCTGAGGTACATGTATCCGGAATCAGGATCGTATGGCCCCTGCCATACACCCTGATCATATCCAAGCCCGTCGGTATCCCAGCTGAAATAGACACCTGAGATAGGCTGGCTGACAACACGGCTACGTCCGATCCACAATCCCAGAATGTCAAGTTGCACACCAACCGCAGAGTCAATATCAAATGCAGTAATCAGCCCTCTGGTGGCCGCCGCAACATCAATAAGCGGCCGGGTCATCAGATCAACATGTGCAAGAAATTTAGGTTTGGTGGCGTGGTAGTTCGTGATTAGTTCGGTATATTTGCTCATGACTCCACCGTTATAACGATATTTTCCGGTGTACAGGACGCAGATTCGTTGTATCTGATATCAATGTTTGATGACGACAAAGCCCCCGGGGATTTCCCAATCGTCAGTTCCTGAATATCGTAATAGCGTGCATTCCCGCCACTCACCACGCCAAGATTCGCCGGTGAGTAAATGCGACTTAAAAGGACCGAATCACCAATCATCAGACTATTGATATAGTCGGAAATAGCCTGCTGGATCTGCTGCCCTATCTGTGAGGTATAACCCGTAAAAACTTTTAATTTAATCCGGGCATAAACAGGCACATCACTAGAGCGCGAGAATTTGATTACATGGGGATTGCCGTATTTATCCGGAACCGTAACGGATGTTGTACCGTGAGTGGATGTCCCCTGGCCTTTATTCCCTCTGATAGCCTGAGCAATATCCGTCACATCACCGCCATCCACAATTACAGCAACAGAGTGTGGCGGTAACCCGTTACCGTCCTCCGAACCAGTATCGTTTTCATAGAGTTTGTGGCGGGTTACACCGGCAACATTAGAAACAGCACCATCCAGTGCTTCAAATGGGGTTATTGATGGCAACGCAACACTTTGCGACTGACGGATACGTAACTCCGCATCAGTTTCTGCCGGAGTGCCCACAGTGGCTGCAGCAGGATTGGTTACCGAAACCCAGCCACGGGTTGGTGTATTAATTTCAGTGATAGTTCCAGCCAGCGCCGCCACTGCACCACTGACGGAACATATTGCGGTCACCATCACTGTACCATCCACGCCGACCACCACTGAAGCAGGCAAACGCCATATCACATTATTACTGTCTTTCACGCTGCCATTAATGATGGTTGTTCCGGCAGTTCCTGTAAGAAGCAAATCAACCGTAGAGTTCGTCGCGCCTTTACGTGAAATACCATTTATTTTCACGTTACTGGTCAGTGCAACCCCATAGCCGGTTGCCGGTGAAAAACAGTTGTAGACAGTTATCGCCATATTATTGGCATCATGAATCGCCAGCGCCATCAGAGCCACCATCTGGCCGTCTTTGCTGTCCGGTTCGAGGTAGGCATCACTGCCATAAATCTGCTGAAAATAGCTAATCAGGGTGCTGAGTATCGTCTGATAATCAGGCGCACCGATCCCCTCCGCGGTTACCTTTGCAGATAAACCGAGAGAATCAAGGTTCAGAGCCATTACGCCTCCGATGTAACAGTCGTTATTCCATAGAGAGTGTCGATTTCAGCGGAAAACATGACACGTCGGGTCGTGGTATCCACCGTCGTATTGAAAGAGAGGATTGATTTAACGCCCCGCGTTTCGAGGATGCGCTTACGGACGGCCAGGTTGTAGGTTTCCGGCTTCTGCTTACCGAGTACGGACTGGATCCACGGAGTCCCCTCGGTGGTGTCGAGAAACCATTGCCCATACCACAATTCGAATCGCGTTTTTACCGCCTGTGCCACGGCATCCGGTGAGTTAATCAGCCAGGTGTCATCACCGCTGCCAAAGGTGTAATCGCCATCGGCGTCTTCACGTCTGTATCGCATCAGTTTACCCCGTCGGTACTGCTTCCACCGCGCTGAACACCACCATGAGTGTGCGTATTATCGATTGGCTTGCCGTTAGCCTTCACGCTACCCAAAAACTCAACAACACCAGTGATTTTTGAAGCCACACCAGAAACAACAGACCCCACCATGCCCCCCATCCAGGTTAACAGGCCATGAATGGTTACTTTCTCAGAAAAATCAGCCAGAGGGGCAACCACATCAAGACCACCCGGAGCGACAATTTTAATTTTCCTGGTATCAGGATTAAGCTCAAAATAGGTGCTGCCATCGTCACTACGCAACTGTGTGGCACTGGTATTAATACCGCTAATCTTCCTCGCCTGCGACTGGGGGCCTACAATACAAAACGCATCCGATAAATCATGCATTCTGTCATCGACCGGTTCCTGTATTCCGCCGCTCTGCCACCAGAAATCAATACAACGATCGGCAAAAACGACAAGACACTCATCCCCGGCTTTAATCGGAAACGTTAGCGTACATCCTCCGCCACGTGGGAATACCACTGGAACATCCACCAGCAATGGGTAATTTTTGGTAATGCGGTTGCCGTCATTATCCTTTTCAACCGAACGGATAGCAGGCTGCACAACCGCCGTCACCGCATCAGGATCGAATGACTGAATAATGCCAGGCAAGGCGACTCGGATCTGATTCTTTGTTGTTTCCCGTTCAGATTTGAATGTTTCGGCAAGGTCGCCGCTGCGGGTCTGGTCAGATACTGCCATTTGGTAGGCTCCAGAAAGCAAAAAACCCGCCGAATGGCGGGTTTTGTTAATTCACTGAATGAGTTTAAACAGCTTCATCAGTCTTCATTTTTTCCCACTGAGAAAAAATAGTCTTAACCTCTAAGAGAGATTGCTGTGCCATTGCTTTATCTATTGCACAGCTAGTGAGGTCATAATCTGCTTCATTTCGAGCCAGTCTCTGTTGCTCAAGTTTGTAAGCCATGGATTTTAGGCTTAATGGATCATATGGCTCCAGTTTGTTTTCACTCTTATTTTTAAGATAAGAGATAAGACTGGAATGATGATCCTTCGTATAAGCAGGAAGACTGGTCAGATTCTCTTTTATTTCATGGTAAAGCGCATAATATGCCCGCGAAATAGTATTACGATAACCAACTTCAGAATCCTCCGCAAAGCAACGCTCCGCTGAAGATAAAAACTCAGAGCTAGTTATAGGCATATTTACACCCTTTCAAGCTATTTCTTTCAACGGAAAAACGTGCAATAAGATTGCAATCATCAAGTAAATCGATTGAACAAATTTCATCTGCAAGTCGCATATTCATTGCAACCACCTGTTCAGGGGATGCATTAACTACCTCAACCAGATAAGTCCCACCAGATGCACCGTTGATGTCAGCACGATATTCAGTTGGAGGGAATTCAGCCATGACTCTATGAACAGCAAGAGCAACTTGCATGTATTGTTCTGAAGAGCATCCTGACTTTTTGTATGCTTCATCCATATCGTGAATTACCTCCTGCAAGAAGGCTTCTGCGTCATCCCTATGTTCTTCTTGGGATAACATTTTGCAATGACGTCCAAAATATTCTACGCATTTTGATAGTTTCCCTACCAAATACGCAACGCCACCAGCCCTATAAGTAAACCACTTGGTTGGATACTTATCAGCTAAAGAATAGATGTAGTAGTCCGATTTTTCGAGTAGAGAAAAACGCTCAAGCAGCTTACAAAAAATCCGCGCAAAGTTAACATCAGCATGTGGGAGGATAGCTTCAAGCATTTCAATCCCGACACTCACATCACCTTTAGCAATATGAGCCAAAGCTACAAGCGTGTCAGCAGGCGGAGTACGCTTAGAGCCATACTCCGAGACCACCTCTCGAAAGGTCCAAATATCAAGAGGTTGACCACTATTGATTATCTTAACCAACTGGTCAAAACGCTCTTCCGCTTTCAGTTTTGGTCTTGCCACAGTACGCTCGCTACTTATCTTTTGGTTGAATTTTATGTTCGCGTATACAGTTTAGTCAATCCGAAGCTCGTGCTGTTGAGCCGTTTCGCACAAAATCATCCTTGCAAAAAGGATGGGACTTCAACCATCAACCTTTTTACACGGGAAAGATCCGATGATTTTCGGTGCATCCATGCTGTTCTGCAGAAGCTGGACGTTCAGGAAACGCGTTTCGGTGCCAGGGCGACGAATGTATTCAAAGCCGTAGTTGTTACCGTCTTTGGCAGGCATAAGCCCCATGTCTACTTTCAAACCATTGGTACCCAGTTCGGTGATTTTTTGAGAGGTAACTCTTTCACCGTTGATAGTCGATAACTCGCCCTGGTTTGCAACCATAGTGTAGCCACCGCATTTAACCGTGAAGCCATCCGCCCACGCGCTGCACGCAGAAAAAACAGCTAACAGAAAAATAATACCCCTCATTGCTCATCCCCTTTGCAAAGCCGATCGCGTATACAGATCCGCCGCGCCACGCGCTTCGCACATCATATCCATGTACCACGCCTGGCCCCTTGTGTCGCCAGTGTACATAATCCCGCGCACAATATAAACGCCATCCGTTGCGATGCTGGCAGGCTGCGATGTGGTGCCGCTTAGCGTGATATTTCCATCCGTGTTCTGGTCGGTGATCTGACCACCAGCCATCGCAATATCGTTGTTCGACAAGGCGGTACGATACACGGAAGCCTGATCCAGCTGAATAAGTCCGTTAACCCGGATGTTCGGATTAATAAGCGCGCGGACGTTTACGCCGTTACCGATAGTCTGCTGCGGCATGCCAATAAGCCCGGTAGCGCTGTTGAGCACAATCGCTTCATGAACATATTCGTTATTCGCCACCATCTGGCGCTGACCGTCCACGAATTGCCATGTTGCGCCACATTGCCCGGCTACGTTATCCATTAGATGCCGCGTCATGCCAAAGAGTACCCGCCCCCGGGGGAATACAGTAGCAGGCATTTCAGGCGTCAGGCCTTCGGTCGCGCCTTTGGCTTCGAAGTCTTTCATCAGCGCACGGTTTACATCAGCGACCGTGTAACCGGCAGCCAGCGTCTGTGAGGTTATACTGGTGGCAAAAGCCAGATCAGTATCTGCTGCCTGAATCAGGACGTAGGAATCAACCGGACTGTCTTTTCCTGTGACCGAGTAGCGAATTTCACCGCTGAAAATCAGTCCGTAGTTGCGGCCATCACTCTGACCCACGTCCGCCGCGTCAACTTCCCGCACGGTCCCGACGTCGCTTGCCGACACCTCCGGCGCGATACCGTCGTAACCGGCAATCAGACGCACTTTCGAAAACTCCTGCCCGGTGATTCGGTTCACAGTATCTGCCGAGAGGTTATAAATTTTGATAGTCCCTACCCGGGACGCGCTGCTGATGTTGAACCAGTCGATCGTAAAGGTGACTTTAAAATCACTTAGCTCAATTCCCTGACCGTTCCCGTCCACAAGCTGCAGCTCGAAATGTCTCATCCAGTTCTGTGACATGCTTACTCCGTTGATACCAGTAAATGGCTGCGACCGCCCAGGTCAGTTTTTGTGGGGTAATCCTGTGTGTTGTCATCACAGACCACCACCAGCTTAAAACCAAGCCCCATACAGGCGTACTGCGCCAGCAGGTCAGCACCAGTGACGAGAGGAATACCGGAGATTACCGGCTCCCCTCTGTCGTTCTGCAGGTCCATAATCCAGTACAGATCGCGCCATATGATGCTAATCCGCCAGGTGACACCACCCAGGACGATGCTGAACTGCTGGTTGTCCGCTGTCAGCGGAATTTCCTGAATTGTCATTAGCCGCCCCCCAGTAATGACGCCACGTTACCCGTGATGCTTTTCAGCAGTGAAGTATCTGGAGGTTTTGTGGTTTTGTTGCCGCTGTTCTGTACCGCCGACGTGCTGGCCCCTTCCTTCATGTTGGTTTTATCCGCGACGGTAATCTGCTGTGTCCGGGAGATAATGACCTCCCTCAGGGTGAGGACGGCGGACAGGACGTTTTCGGTTGTCTTGTCCGTCGTCACTTCCAGCGCCCGGATCAACATGTTGCTGTACAGCCGTTTACCGGTTACCACATCGAAGGGGATACGGCTTTCCTGCAGATCCAGTAGCTCCTGATACGTCTGCTGAGGACTCAGGCCGAGCAGGCTGGTAGCCGTCAGATTACTGGCAAAATCCAGCAATGCGCCGCCACCGGCGAAACCAACCTCCATCACCACTTCTGACGGTTTTTTATAGGCATGATCAGCGACAGCGGCCCCGACCTCTACCGGATGCTCTGTTATTTCAAGCATATCTGTATGCTTCTCTGAAATAACAACACTGGGAACAATCATTCCTATTTTTCTGCTCTGCTGATGAAAAAGTGTAGAGAGAATATCCACTAACCCACCCTCACCTGATTACTTCGCATGACCTGAGCATTTGCAGACTGTTGCCGACGTGCAACCTCATTACCGACAGCGTGCGGATCTCCGCCACCGTAAATGTGGTAAGTATTTTGCTGGTTAACCTCTGTCATTTTGCCACTAATTCCCGCCACGGCAGCCTTATTAATCAGCTCTCGAGAATAGATATTTCTTCCATTTTCATGCTGGATAATGCTGCTCATCAATGCTGACATGGTTTGCGGATCGCTCATATTCAGGGCAGCCCGGGGATCCACTCCCAGTCGTTGCGATACAGCCCTGATATACGCAGTTGTGTTGTTATTATCAGACGCAGGTGCCCAGGTAGAGATAATTTTCTCCACACTGTTTATTCCCCGTCCGGCGTACAGCATTAACTGACGAGCAAGAGCCCGTAATCCATCAAAAGCAGTTTCAAATCTGGCAAATCGCCCGCCCGGGCGTTCAAGAGAAGCCCCTGCCTGACCAGCAAAATTAAGGTTTCCCGGATTGTTATTCCGTTCTCCTCGTTTCGTAGCCTGTGCATATTGTTCCGGCTCATCATCACCAAACCAGCCGCGTACCGTCCGGCCCACACTGCGGGGATCGAATCCCCAGTGCTCTTTAATCCAGTCGGCAGTACTGTTAGCGCTGTCTGTAACCATCGGCATCGCTGACGGATTTTCGCTGCCCTGATTAAGTATCTGTTTGCCGATGCTGACGGCATCAGCCCAGCGGCCATCTTTGATAGCGTTGAGCAGGTCGGCGATCATGTTCAGCATTTTGCTGAATTCGCCCATCTGGTCGATGAAGTTGCTGAAATCCCACTTCAGGGACCATGATTTGGGGTCAATATTGAGCAGTTTCGCCAGCGCTTTCACCAGTTCATTAACAGACCCTTTCAGGTCACGAACCATCTTCAGCGCGGCATCGACCTCCGGCTTCCACTTGCCCCAGTCAATCAGGCTGTCGCCGCCTTCCTTCCAGGTCTGATAGTCCTCCCACAGAAGGGCAATCCCCGCCGCCAGCGCGGTAATGAGGCCAATCGGCGACATCCAGAACGTACTGTTCAGAATGCGCAGCGCAATCGTCAGCGCGCCAAACAGCGAGATGAGCTCCCGCGTTTGCTTATCCAGCGATTGCCACCAGGTGATAAGGCTGGATGTTCCCTCAATTAGCCTGAAGAACAGCCGCCCGATGATGTCTCCGAGCGCCAGAATGCCTTTTATGGCTTTCGTCAGGGTCTGCTCGATGCGCGGGAAGTTATCGAGGATGTGGCGGCGCAGTGTGTCCAGCGAACCCGCCAGACCACCAGCAAGATTAGAGCCGATTTTGTCACGGGCCATGCCTGCCATCGCGCCGAACTCGCGCAGGGAGGTCATAAATTTGTTGGAGCTTCTGGCCGCCTCGTCAGCATTGAAGCCGATAGCTTTCGCCATTGCGCTGTACTGCCCGGAGAAGCCACCCACACCCCGGCGCATCGCCATAAGGGTATTTTCGTCAATGCCCAGCATCTGCGCATACTGGTTAGCCCGGTAATACGGCATGCCGCTGAGCTTCTGGCCTACACCTGTAAAAATAGAGGCCATGTCACGCATGTTACCGCTGGCATCCCGTGTCTGTACCCCCAGGCGATTCAGAAATCCCTCTGCACCGGGATTGTTACGAATAAACCGGGAGAGGCTTTCCAGAGAAGAGCGCGCAGCGTCTGCACTGCCGCCAACCTGCGAAACCGCATAGCCAATAGACTGAATTCCATGGACCGTCGCGCCGGTGCGCTGTGACGCCCAGTAAAGATTATCCAGACCGGAGGCGATCTTAGCCGTGAAGGCCACCACGGACAGTGCAGTTCCTTCGACGGCCAGCCCCATTTTGATGACATTTGCAGTTGTACCGGCGAGGACAGAACCGAACTTTTTCGCTCCTGCATCATCCACACTGAAGCCAAGCGAGACGAGGAAATCTTTAATAGTTTCAGCGTTCATTATCCTCTCTCCATTTCTCAATGCGCCGCTGGTTATCCGCTTTTACCGCCAGATGGTCATTCAAGAGAGCAATGTCGTACAAATCGACAGAGCCATCTTTAAGTGCTGTATAAGGAATTAACCCGGCGTCAACCGGATTGAGAAGGTAGGACAGCCCGTCCGGCAGGCTGTTAAACGTCAGCCCTGTTGCAGGCTCTGCGTCGTGCTGGTAAGGGGTGTAGGCAAAAAATTTCCCAGCGAATCGGCGACCACCCGCGCCACCAGCTGCAGCATGACCAGCAGGTCAATATCATCAAACATCAGTTCGCCCTTGGTAAATACCGGCACCCATCCGTCCATATGACGCCGCGACACCACCGCAAGACAGGGATGAATAATCGCTTCGGTGTCATCTTCGGTCAGGGAAGACAGTTCCTCAGCGATACGCGGGAGCATGGTTTCAAACACCGGTTTTAACTGCTCGAATTTCACGGTTTCGATTTTGCCGTCAGCAGGCAAACGGGAGCGAATGCTCCCGAAATCTGACATCATTCCCGCCAGTACCGGCAGAAGTTTGCGGGTCACTTTCAGCTGGTCAAAAACGCTGAGTTTTGCCACGCGATATTTCACGCCTTTAATTTCGAATTCCATGTATTAAAACTCCCCGAGAACCTGGTCAATCTTGCCGCAGTCAAACACCCACGGCATCGTATTACCGGTTTTAGCGTTGGCGTTATCCGGTTGTTTCTGGAACGCAACACTGCGTGCCGTGATGATGTCGCCGCTGACCTTGTTGCGGATCACGATAACGTTATTCCCCCATGTGGCAGAAGACTGGCTCTGTGCGTTATACGCCAGCGACAATTTTTTATTTGTCGGTGATGTCTTCAGAAGGTTAACGGTAATCGTCCCGCTTTTATCTGCATGGAGGCTGTGCATCACTTCGCCATCAGCACCGATGGTCATGGTGTTTTTAGGACCGCCCATCGCAACCACAATCCCCTCCTCAGAACTTGCCGAACCGTACCCGAGGTCAATCGAACCGGTCGGCCCGGTCAGCGTCGCAGTGACATCCATAAAAGAATAGGTAGACATTCACTTCCCCTTAGCGAACAACGTTAATCTGTACGTCAGCGTAATGAACCGCGCCTGCAAGTTTTATTGCAGCCTGAATCACCGGAGCCTTACGGGCTTCACGTTCTGATTGTGCCTGTTCATCCAGCGGCTGGGCGTATACGTAATAACCTTTGGGCAGCGTGTCACCTGATGACAACTGCCCAAGGTCGCCACCGTTCCATACGCCCGGAGCAATCAGTCCATTCTGAACAGCCTGATCCAGTGATTTTTCTACATTTGATAACAGTCGGGTAATACCGGCTTCAGTCTGGGGAACTTTCGTGGTGCTGGTATAAAGCAGGTTATAGAGGTTGGTCTGCACATAATTCTGTAACCAGTCCAGGCCGTGGCGTTCATCAAAGAAATCGCCGTTAGCCATCACTCCCTGCTGGAGGATAGCTGTATCATTCTGGTAGTACACGAACACATTGCAGTTTTTTGCATCAAGTGCCGATGCCTGGCTGACTGTCAGTGTTTCATACCCGACACCCGGCTCCTGCTTAAACTTGAGCGTAATCGCGGTATTACTGCCATTGAAATTAACCGTGAATGCCCGGCCAAATGCAGATAACGCAGCGTATTTATTACCCGATGAATACTGAATAAAACTGCGTGAATATCCGGCGGTTTTCAGTTTTGATGCCAAATCATCGCTGGATGCAGTCTGCAGGCATTTCTCATCGCTTGTCGTAATCGACAGAATACGGCTTACAGAAGAGGATTCGATCGCCGCAGCCACTTTCAGCCAGTCTGCATCCGGAATATCTTCATCGTCTGCAATCACCAGCCCATACCATGAAGTATAATCGAGCATGGCATTCACAGCCTGCTCCAGCGTCTCAGGCGTGGCCTGTTCGCTGTCACCCTTCGTTTTCACCCAACGACCAACAAAAACCTCCTGAGGTTTCGGTGATTGTGAGAAAAACACCAGCGCAGCCTTATATTCTGGTGATTCCACGCCAAAATCTTTTCCAATATCTTCCGCAGCAGAATAACGGCGAATGCGCTCACTTACCGGAATGATTGTGGACGGGCCGAGAATGAGTAATGCACCAAAATTTCGCCCTGATGCTGCACGCGGCGACATGATCACATCAACATTAACAACGTTTGATACAGGCAAGCCCTGTGCCATAGCTTAATCTCCGAAAAAGATGACTGGTGCTTCCACCAGCGATTTAATACCGTACTCGCGCACAACCTTCCGGCGCAGGCGCACCGTCATATCGTAGCGGCGGACCCATTGCTGATTAATAAGTTCAGGGAAGGGTGTCAGACCTGTGTAATCGCCAAGAGACAGCCCCAGCGCATTCAGTGCTGCATTGTTCTGCGGTACAGATATACCGTCACGAAACCGGGACGCATACACCATCCCCGCCGGTCCATAAAATGAAGCCATACACTCAATCGTTTCATGCCGCCAGAGCTGAGAGCCATCATCGGTCTGTCTGGTGAATGCCGGACTGTCATCACCTGACCATCCGATAACCCCAAACGCACACCAGTTCGTTTCAGCCGGTAGCAGTGGCGGCTGCTCTTTCTGCCAGCGCGGACGAACCATCCCGGCAGACAGACCGGAAACGTTACGCATCCACTGGCTTAACAGCCTGTCGAGCGCTTCGTCATAATCCGGATCGCCACTGGTTGGTATCAGCCATCCGCGCTCTGTGCTGGTGTTATTGCTCAACCGGAATTCCCCCATCAAACGGCAGCAACTCACAATGCGCCTGAACGAATCCGGCACCATACGCTGTATACGGGTCGACGAAAGTCACACGATAATCACGGCCCTGATACGTCACGATATCGGCATCACGGCCAGTCTGTCCCTGCGTCAGTCGCTCAGTCGTCACAATCAGAATTGCACCACTGATTACCTGCCCGGCCTGCATACGATGGTTTTCCAGAGAGCGATCAACAGTTACGACTCCGGCAAACTGCTTTTTAACTTCGCTGTTGCTGCCGATCCCGTCCTCATCCACCGTTTGCACACGGCGTGTTACCCACAAATTGAAGTCGCAAAAATCGGGGTCAAAAAGCACATCTGTTACATCAAGAGTCGGCATCTTTATCCCTCACAACATGGGTAATAGCTCTGCGATATTGCCCGGTGTCAATTAATGGGTTCGCCAGTTCGGTTCCCGGAGATTCGCCAGCAGCACGCCGGGCAAGTTCCAGTGTCGCCCCCTTGCGCCCCCGACGAGCCCGGGCTTCAACAGTACTGTCAGCAAGCGGCGTAAATCCGGTAATGGTCATGTAATGCCTGACGCCATTAGCGGCCAGCGTTCCGGCACGGTTGAGTGCGCTTTCTGCTCCCGCAACATTACCATCAAGAGCAGCCTGCGCCGCGGCTTTGAGCTGCGGCACCGTCTGCTCTTCTGCCGATTTAACGCCGGGGACCAAGTGAGGTCGTGGCGGGATGTTCTGCTCTGGTGAGCCGTATTCGTTGAGGTAACCGATGCCCGCATTACCAAACGGAACATCATCCCGCCCGCTGTCTTCCGAAGGGATGCCGACCAGCACATCTTTTTTGGTTAACGACCTGAGCGCATCCAGAATGGCCTTAGCGTTATCCACCCTCGTTGTTACACCGCTTTTGAAACTCATAGCTGGCGACCACCTGCACCGAACATCGTGATCAACTGATAAAATTCAGCGCCATATCGGGTGTTATTCCAGAAACCTGCATCAGGATTCAGCGTCGCGCTGGTGTCATAACTGACGCTTACCTTATCCACGGACTTTGAGGACTGAACACCATTGGTTGAACCGCCCGGACCACCAGCCAGCATCGCTCTGCTGTCTGCCGCCCAGAGCGTCATGTAGTGCGCAACGAACAACCCGGCAAAGTACGGAAACAACTTTTTGCCGGTGACGTTTTCGCTCAGCAGTTCATCGGCCAGATTCAGACGCAACTGGATTTGCGCTTCGGGATATTTGGCAGGGTCAGCAAACTGCGGGAAGTCGCGGCGAAAATCACTTACCGCTGGCAGACTTTGATTCTTTGGCATTTTTTACCTCGTTACGCGCGTCTGTGGCTTTGCCAACGGATACTTCCGCGTGCGCACGAGTGAACCAGTGCGTGGCAACGTCTTCCTCCACAGCATGACGGCCTTTAACAAACTCGCGCCGAGAACCGTCGGGAAGCGTGAGCACAAACGGGGTATGTACGTGTATTACTGCATCATTTTTTGCCATCGGGTCATCCTTAATGGCCCCGCCAGGGGGCCATATGGCTGTTAAATGCCATCAACGTACGAAATGGTTTCTTTGTACACTGGCTCGACTGCACCCAGCTTGCCGTAGTAAGTGACGATCTGATACAGACCGCGATACTGCACCGGCACGCTCTGAAGCGGAACCAGCGGGTAGCGGACGTATTTTTTATCGTTGGTGTACGCAACCATGCGATCCTTATTCCCCACACCACGGCCTTTCAGCCATTTAACCGCACGGATATTCAGCGGAACACCGTTCTGGTGATAGCTGATGGTGTTGGTCTGAAGGTACGTCAACAGGGACTGGTTACCCGCAGATGAAACGATGATGCTGGACAACAGAGCAAACTGTTCAGGCGGGATCAGCAAATCACGCGGGACCACAGAGTAACCAGAAGCGGCCCACGCATCAGACAGCACCTGGTTAATGCTTGCGCGGATTTCGTCCGGTGTTGAGGTTGCCCACGTTTTGGCAGCGTTGTTGACAGGCACGCCGTCCAGGGTAACAAGGCCTTTCAGGTTTAATGCGGAATCGCCAACATATACCTGTTCATCGTTATCCATCTGCCATTTCAGTTGCATCCCGTCATACTTCTGCGTATCGATCGGGCGTCCGACCTGCTGAGCAGCCTGCAATTCTATGACCGTCCAGCCAAGTTCCATCCCCCACAGGTTCAGCGGGTTACCGGATTTGCCGATATCCACGTTTACGCCAGCAATAGCGGTTGAGTTTTTGCCTACCCAGTTTTTGCCATTCGGATTTGCACCAGTACCCGCAGCGGCGAAGCTGGTATTCGTCCAGCTGGAAAT